CCGAGTGGATGAAATCTGAAAATCGAGAACAAGTTACAATACATAGCAGCAGAAAACATGGTGCTATTAAATGGTTAGAATATCATCTTGAAGATTACAGATGGAAATTTCAAAAATGGACTGATTTTCATGAACATTCCATATATTTCCAAACGGCTCGAGATGCAGCGTTATTTAGAACAAGATTTTTAGATAGTAAGGAAGACAGATTATGAAAACCTTTGCAAAGCATAACTTACACGAAGGTATTGCGTATCATTTAGAAAACGACATTCCGTTAGCAGAGTGTGTATATAGACCACACAGCAAATCGTTTTACGAATTTTTTATTGAAGCGCGTAAGTTATTCAAAGAAGGAATCATAAACCCATCTAATTATTTCGATAGAGACCTATTAGAAACAGATATAGGTGAACACGATATTTACGAAGAACGGCGAGTTCCACTTGACATTCCCATGATGGAGGATGAAAAGGACGTTGAGCTCAACAAGCCACAAAGAGGTGGTCCCAAAAAGTTCTATGTGTATGTGAAAGATGGGGATAAAGTCAAAAAAGTAACCTTCGGGGATACGTCCGGTTTGGCCGTAAACTTTGATGATAAAGAGGCACGCAAGTCTTTCGCAGCTCGCCACCAATGTCATTTAAAAAACGATAAGACTAAAGCTGGGTATTGGTCTTGCCGTTTACCTCGGTATGCAAATGAATTAGGATTAAAAAATGGAGGTTCGTTCTTTTGGTAAAACCATATTATGATGAACATTTGACAGATAACCAATGGATACGAATATTTAACCCTTATAACACAACCGCCGATGATTATGTTTGGCATAGGGATAAAAACGATAGAGTATTTACAGTATTAGATGGTGATGGTTGGAAAATACAATTTGATGATGAACTGCCTACTGTTATAAATAAACGTGATACGATAGAAATACCTAAAATGGTTTATCACAGGATAATACCTGGAAAAAGCAAATTAAGGATAATAATAAATGAAGACGTTTAAATCACATATGACTGAGCATGAAATGCAGCTTGCGCTCGTGTGGGAACACATGCATGAAGAAAATATCAACCCTGATGATTTAACCGAAGAAGAGTTAAATGAAATCATTGGTAAGGTGATTGGTGGAGCAGCAAAGCTCGCAGCCAAAGGTATACGCCGAGGTCTTGTTAATAAACAAGGAAACCTTAGAGTTTCACGTGCTGGACGTAACGACGCAAGACAAGCAAAAATTGATAATATTGAGAGAAAGAAAAAAGAATTGAAACGAGCCACAGATACTCGTAAAAAGCTTCAGACTGCTAGAGCCGATTTAAGAACTGCTCGCAAAGATTTTAGAAATGCTAGACAACAAACTAACCCTTAATTAATAATAGAGGAATAAAAAATGGATTTTGCATCATCATTTAAATCAAAGATCTTAGAAACTTTAGAAGATCTCGAAGAAAAGAAAATGGATCCGGTTGGACAAGCCGACGATGATATTGATAACGACGGAGACGTTGACGATTCAGACGAGTATCTTCACAAACGCCGCAAAGCTATCAAAAAGGCTATGAAAGAAGAACAAGAAGCTCGCTTATCAGAAGATAAATAAATCAAGAAACCCAAATAAGGAGATATAAAAAAATGGCACTTTGGGGAAAAACCGATGCATTAGCTTCCGTACCAAAATGGTTGGAAGATGATGTTAATAACACAAACAAATCAAATGACCGTGATAATGCGGTATTTGTTGACCTTGAGGAAGCGGCTGTACCAGCTAACAGAGCAAAAGGTTTGACAGGCCCAGGTTGGTGGTTGTACCACACATCAAACGGTCGTCACTTTGCTGAATGCTTGGTACCAATGAAGGTCTCAGCATCTGATGCAGGCGACTTAGGTGTGACAGGTCTAGGCGATGACGCAATCGTTGCTGATCCTTCATAAGTAAAGAAAATATAATATGAAATTGACAGAATCAACCTTTCTGTTATTTGCATCTAAATATTACGACAATCCTCAATGTTCCGACGTATCAGAATTTGAGGAAGACCTGAAAAGGTTTCAATATTTGCGCAAATTATTTGGAAGATACAGACAAGATAATGAATTAAAAGAAAGGTTGATTCTGAACCACTTGATAATTATCTACAATATGTTTGGGCCAGAAGCGACACATATGTTATTCATGAAACTTGAAGAATACCATGAATACATTAAGCCGTTTGTTGAATACTTAAACTATATGCCTATAGAAATAGTGTATGAAGATCGTATAATAGGTAAAGAAAATATTATAGCTGATTCAGTTATAGAAGAAAAACTTAAAGGAATATGATCTTATGATCGTTGATCTATTTTTAGTATACCAATTTATCCGCAGGCTCGCAACTCCTTTTAATAAATGGGAAGCGTTTAAGCTTGGTGTTATTGATAAAGACGGTAAAGTACTAATCAAATCAAAAGATTTTACTAAAGCTGCTCAGCGTAAATCATGGGGAGTTTTTGATAGAATGGTAGCCAACCTTAAAAAGTTGTTAGCTAAAGTTCCTGGCGGTAGTTCTCGATTTGCATCATACGCTGCTGCGTTATTTCTCATTAAAGAATATAAACATTTTACTGATGAAACTACTCTTACAGAAGAATTGACTGATAAACAATTAGATGAATCAATACAATTATTTTATAGTAGATATACTCATTATACCACACTTGCAGAAGATGTCAATAGTTTAAACGAAAAGGCTGAACTTTTTTTAGAAAAGCTAAAAGCATCTGATGATATGGGCGATTGGATTGACGACTTTTACAAATCAGACGCACCACAGTTTAAAGGCAAGTCAAAAGAAAAACGCCGTAAAATGGCAATTGCTGCTAAGCTTGCAGTTGACGAGTCATTAGAAGAAGATACACCAGTTAATAACGTTGGAGATGGAAATATTGCAGGAATGGATGGAACTGCAATGTCAAAAGCAGCTCAAAAGAAATGGACATCCAAGAATAAAACTAAAAAGCGTAAAACACTGAGAAATATTATTAATGGAGAAACCTTATGATTACATTAGAACAATTTAGCGCAATGATCCCAAAAAATAAGGACGCTGAGTCTTGGTACGATGCCGCGGTTCCTATGTTTGAAAAATACGAAATTAATACAACAAACCGATTAGCCGGTTTCATGGCTCAATGCGCGCATGAGTCTTTAGACTTTACAAGACTTGAAGAAAACCTTAACTATTCAGAAAAAGCGTTAAACGGAGTGTTTGGTCGTTATTTCGGAAAGGGCAAACGAGATGCTAAAGAATACGCGCGCAATCCTGAAAAAATTGCGAACTATGTTTACCAAGATGAATACCGCAGCAAACGAGGCGCTATGGGCAACACCACTGCCGGTGATGGGTGGAGATTTAGGGGCCGCGGCATTAAGCAACTTACAGGTAGAAACAATTATACTGCGTTTGGAAAGTCAGTCGGCATGTCAGCGGAAGAAGCAGCAGACTATGTCGCAACCGAACGAGGAGCTCTCGAGTCAGCCTGCTGGTTCTGGGCAACAAACAAACTTGACAAGTGGGCCGACAACGGCGACATTAAAGGATTGACAAAAAAGATAAATGGTGGTACAATTGGTTTAGAAGATCGTACACGTCGTTGGGAAGAAGCATTAGCTATTCTTGGTGGTAAAGTACCCGCGCCAAAAGCAGCAAAGAAATCTGCACCAGCAAAATCTCGTACTTTACGCAAAGGTATGAAAGGTGACGATGTCGCTAAAATGCAAAAAGCTTTAGGTATTACAGCAGACGGAGACTTTGGTTTCGGAACGCAAACATCAGTTAAAAAATGGCAAAAACTTAACGGTTTAGTGGCAGACGGCATTGTAGGCCCAGCAACACAAGCCAAAATGTTTAAATAATAAATAATACACAGTTAACATAACAAGGAGAACAACATGTCTTTAGAAAAGATTGTCCAGGAAGCCGTCGAGGCACGTCCACTTGGTTTGAAAGAAGCGTTTGAAGCAGAAATGGAAAAACGTATTTTAGCAGCCCTCGAAGAAAAAGCAACAGCTAGCATGATGGAAGCAGCTGCTGATGAAGACGAGGACGAAGATGACGAAGATCAAGACGACGAAGATGACGACGATGAGGATGAGGAAGAGGACTAAGCTTGGCTAGACTCTATCTGATTTTAATCATATTAAGTATTTTAGGTGGTGGTGGTTTCGCGGCAAAATCATATTTTGATTGGTCGCAGGAAACTATCACCACTTTACGTACTAATAATGTGAAACTTCAGGACGCTGCGGAAACTCTGCAAAACACTGTTGACCAAATGGTTGCGGATGCAGCACGAAACGAAGAATTGAATAATAACCTAACTAAGCAATTACAACAATCTCAAGCACATCTTGACAAATTGCGTGGCGTATTTGCTAGAATAGAT